CCATAACGAATTGTTTGAGAGAATGAATGTTGGTGTTGAAGGTGGTTGGGTAACAGTCGGAGAAGCAAGACAAGCAGTTGGACTACCTACTGATGAATCACAAAACTATTACTTAAAGCCAATGGGTACTGAAAGAGATTATCAAGATGAATACACACATGAAGCTCAAGTAGATATGCCAGAAGTTGAATACACTCCAGAAATAGTTACAGAAGATGATGAAGAGAACAATGATGATAAAGCAACCATTGAAAGATTTGAAGATAAAGTTATTAAGAAGATTGAAGACCAGTATTGTGTAATTGCAGAAGGGTCTGGAAAGAATATGGGTTGCTATGCTACAAGGAAACTTGCAGAGAGAAGATTAAGACAGATAGAAAGTTATAGCACTAGCCCTAAAAAGCAAGATGACTAGATTCCTAGTTCCAAATCATATAAGACAGAATGCAATTAAAGGTCTGGACTTTATTCATATTACTGAAACTCATATACCTACCGACTTATCAACAAACGCAAAGAATCTTTCAAAAGGAATAGTTACTGAAGAGCTCCTAGTACAAATGGAATCTTATTTCTTAAGACATGAGTCTGAGTTAGATTCTAAGAAGTCCTTAGCATACAATCGTGGAGAGACATCACTAATGTCTGCTGAACAAGTTGTCTGGTTGCTACTAGGTGGAAGCATTGAGAAGGAAGATAGAATGAAAGCTTATCACTGGGCAAGAGAGAATGTTGATACATTAGAGAAACAAAAGAACTTTGCATCTGCTCAAGAGCTTATAAGAAGAAGAAATATATTAAGAGATACTAATTGGAAGGTAAGGACTGAAAGATTCAGAACTAAACAATCAAGAGATATTCATTATGAAGAGTTTGATAAACTATTAGGTAATTGGGATTTCGTTTTAGCTAAAACCTATTATGTACTTTTAAGAAATCAAGTTAATGCAATCAATAAAGTATTTGCAGAACAATCAGCAACTGCTTCTGGAACAATCAACATAGCAAACATTGCAATAGATAATGAAGCTAACAAATGGATTGATGATGTAGCTGATATTTACGAAAGCATGGCAGTTGACTTTGCTTACTTACAAACAGCATTCTTGTTACCAGAAGAGAAGACAACAGATGATAACTTTGTTTATACACCATCTCAGCAGGAAGTCATTACTAGGAACAGAAGGTTAAAACCTAGAAAAGAAATTATTGAAGATGGATTCTACCCTAGAAGAAGAGCTGGAGTTAGATTACCAATAGAAAGACAATCATTTAACAGGGCTTCAAAAGCTTTTGTTCAAAAGAGATTAGATACTTTAATTCCAGATATGTCAAAGACAATGAAAGGAAACTTAAATACTGCATTAAGGAAAGCAACTGATGAAGTAGCTGAACTTGGTTTAACTGGTGCTAGAGCTGAAAGACATATTCAAAAACGAATAAGCAAAGTATTAGGAAAGAAGAATCTTGGAAGAGCAATGAACATTGCAAGAACAGAAGGAACTGCTATATCTAACTATGGAATGGCTCAGTCAGCAGGTCAAACAGGATTAATGTTAACTAAGGAGTGGACAACAAGAAGAGATGGTAAAGTAAGAGATGCACATATTTATATGGACAGGATTGAAGTGGACAAGAATGCTACTTTCAATGTGCAGGGATTTAAGATGAATTATCCAGCAGATAGTAGCTTTGGAGCTCCACCTAGATTAGTATGTAATTGTAGATGTACAGTTATTTATCATGAAAGAAGGATTTAAAATGGAAAGAGATAAGCTCGAGTCAAAAGTAATCGACTCAAAAATAACTAATGAAGTAGAAGGCAAAGTAGAAGCAGTCTTCTCAGTATTCAATGAAATGGATTCAGATGGAGATGTAGTAATGCCAAATGCAATTAAGTCTGGCTATGGAGACAGTGGAGTTGCTATGGTCTGGGCTCATGACTGGAAAAATCCTATTGGTCGTGGAGTCATTAAACAAGATGGAGACAAAGCTACCTTTAAAGGTCAATTCATTATGGACACTCAAGCTGGTAAAGATGCCTTCAACACTGTTAAAGCTATGGGAGATTTACAACAATGGTCTTTCGGATATGAAGTATTGGATTATGAAAATGGTACATATCAGAAAGATAGTGAAACACCAGTTGATGCTCGATACTTAAAGGAACTTAATGTTTGGGAAGTTAGCCCAGTCCTTGTCGGAGCAAATCAAAACACCTTCACTGTTGGTGTTAAAGAAAATAATGATGAAGATGTCGAAGAAAAATCAGAAGCAACTGAGAAGGAGCTCTCTGGTTTAACTTTAGATGAGCAATCAGATGATTTACTTATTAAGTTATCTGAATTGTTATCAAGATTCAAGGAGCTTACTGCCTTGAGACTTGGAAAAGAGAAGGTTTTATCAGAGAAGTCAGCTTCTCTAGTTATGGAAGTGCAAGATGCTTTGCAAGAAGCATTCCAAGATTTGGACACTCTATTGAGTGTTGCAACTCCAGAAAAACTTAAAGAAGAAGAAATCGATGATACAACTTTATTATTAGAAACGGAAAGGGTTTTAATGGAAACATTAGACCCTAATTTGATTGTAGGAGAATAAATATGTCAAAATTAATTGATATGAAAAAAGAACTACAAGAACTTAGAGAAAATACCTTAAATGAGTTTAAGGAATTTGAGCCAACTGACTTCAACTCCGAGACCAAAGAAAATTGGGCAAAGAGAAATGAAGATATGGCTGACTTAGTAGATAAAATCAAAGAAGCTGAAAAGATAGATAAAGAGCAAAAGGAATTAGAATCTGAAATTGAAAAAGGTAAAGCAGTAGAGCCTATGGCTGTACATGGCGAAGCCAAAGACAAAGATGATGTTAAAACACTTGGGCAAAAATTTCTTGAAACAGAAGCTTATAAAGGTTTTATTGAGAATGGTCAAAAAGGCATATCATCTGAAGTTAAGTTTGACCCAAGATATGAGTTTAAAACAACTGTAACTGAAAGTACATGGCCACCTGCGGTGGTTAGGGCTAGTAGAATACAAGAGTCGGCAGTAGCTGACCCTTATGTTGTTCCTGCTTTAATTGATACAATCACAACTGACCAGTATCAATATAAGTATTTGGAAGAAACTACTTACACTAACTCGGCAGGAACTATTGCTGAAGGTGGAACTTACGGCGAAAGTGCTTTGGCATTTACCGAAAGAACGGAGAACATTAGGAAGATTGGTGCATTTATACCAATGACTGAGGAACTCTTGGCAGATGTTTCGGCATCACAAGGATACATTGATAGCAGATTACGGCTTATGGTAAGAAGTGCTATCTCTGACCAAATCTTAGATGGTGCAGGAACAGGCTCAGCTCTCACAGGAATTCTTAATAAGAGCGGAATAAACACTTTTGATTATTCCTCTTTTAGTGGAAACTTAAAGAGAATCGGACAAGTATTCGAAGCGATTACTGAAATTCAGAAAGACGCTTATATGAATCCCGATGCAATTATTATGAATCCAGCAGACTGGTATCAAGTAGTAACTGAAGTTAATGCAGTAACAACTAGTGGAAGTTTAAATCCATTATTCGTTGGTGCAGGTGGCTTCGGCGAAAATGCTTTACCAAGACTCTGGGGTGTTCCTGTTGTAGTGTCTAAAGAAATAGACACTTCTGGAACTGCACTCGTTGGTGTTTTTGGCGGTGGACAAGCTATTCATATAGTCGCAAGACAAGGTATGGAAGTTTCAATGTCTGATAGCCATGATGCAAACTTTACAAAAGATATAGTTGTTATGAAAGCAAGTGTGAGAATGGGATTACCTATTTATCGTGCAACAGCTTTCTGTTCAATAACTAACTTCTAAGGAAAAGTAGTAAAATGACTTTGGTAACTCGTTCTAGCTGGGCAACCAACATGGGCGAGTCCGAAGTCGGAAGGAAAAAAATGGAATTAAAGAAATATGTATGGATAAATGATGCTGGAAAGACAGCAGAGACAGCTAACCGAGAACTACCAAAAGGTTGGGTAAAAGGAAAACTACTTGGTGCAAAAGGTCAAGAAGTTTCTGATGCTCAAACAAAAGAGTGGGGTCTTGGTAATGCTAAGGCTAAAGCTCCAGCAGAGAATAAAGGCAAGTAGTTAATCGTGGCTATTGTAAATGGCTACATTACCTTAGCCGAATTAAAAACATATCTAGGATTGTCTGGCTCTGGTCAAGATGAAAACCTAGAGAATGCAGTAGAAGGTGCTAGTCGTGAGATTGATGCTATTTGTGGAAGGTATTTTTATCAGACAAGTTCTGAAGTTAAATACTTTACTCCAGTAAGCAGAACATATCTTGAGATACCAGACCTATCAAGTACAAGTGGTTTAGAAGTCAAGATTGATACAACTGATAATGGTACTCACGATACAACTTTAGCAATAGACACTGACTTCTACTTGAAACCCTTAGATGCAGGAGAAAAAGAAGTTGAAGGAGTTGAAAGACAACCTTATACTCACATCTTTATTTTAGATAGTAGGAGCTCCGAGAGATTTAACCCAGATATTGTTAAGTCAGTTAAGGTAACAGGGCTTTGGGGATTCAGTGGAAAACCTAATGCAATCAAACAAGCAACTTATCTTCAGAGTGCAAGATTATTCAAAAGGAAAGATGCTCCATTCTCTTCTTATGGTGGACAAAACACTGGAACAGTAAATCTGGAAAGAAATTTTGACCCAGATGCAATGGAGCTTATTAAAGGTTATAGAAGAAATAGTCTCTAATGGCAAACAAAGATTTCGAGTTCAAGGTCATTGGAGCTGACAAACTTCGTAAGAGGTTAGATTCTAAAAGACTTTTACTGTTACCCTTAAGAAATTATTTCAATGCAACTGGAAAGATTGTAAAAGAAAAAGCAAAAGAAAATACTCCAGAAGATACTGGAAAGCTTATGGCAAGTATTAAATATAAAAGAGTACAACAGAAGGGAGCTC